CGTCTTGCTCCTGTAAAGTCACCTCGGTCGGTGGCATCTTTTGCTTTTTTTTCCAAACGCCCGCCACGATCCACTCGGTCTTTTGACTGAGCATCGTCGATCGATTTCATCAGCTTGGCGGATTCGGAGAGGTCGTCTTTGATGCCTTTGGCGCTGCCTGCGGCTTTGGCCATGGCGGAGGCGAATTTATTGGCTTCTGGTTCGCCCATCCCGGCGTCGATGGCCTGCTTGAGATAGCCGTTGAAATCCTTCTGATACTGGAGGGCCTTGGCTTGCTCTTCGTTACCACCGGCGAGGGCTTCGGCGATCTGGAGATCGAGGGCGAGGGCTTTTTGTTTTTCTTCGTTGCTGGCGGCTTGCTTGGCTTTTTGATCGGCGAGTTTTTTGTCGGTCTCCGTGACCTTGCCTTCGATCAATTCGTTGAGCTTATTGGTGGTGTCGAGCTGCTCATTCACCCCGGCGATGCTCTGGGCCTGCTCGTCGGTCTTCCCGGCGATGGAGTCGGCGAGGGAGAAATTGCCTTCGAGGAGGGGCTTGGTGCCTGCGATCTCGTCGCCGACTTTCGACCAACCATCGGAGAGGTCTTTGAGCTGTGGCTTGAAATCCGCGCCCAGGGAAAAGGATTCGGCCATGCTCTGGCCTGCGGTGTCGGCTTTTTCGCCTGCGCCTTGGATCTTTTTACCAGCCTCATCAACAGCGGTGCCGGTTTCTTTTATTGCCGTATTCGCTTCGGTTTGAGTTTTTGCTACTTCTTTACCTTTATTGGTGAGAGCGGTCAGTGCATATCCGAATGGCGTGAAATTATTAAACGCCTGCGCCATGTAGTAATTGAATCCATTGAGAGATTCAGCCACCGCATCATAAACGACGGATTGGCCTTTGGCCGGAGTCTTATTTAATAGTGCACCAAGCTCTTTAGTGTAAAAGATCGCGCCAGTAACCGCAGGAATAAAACTCTCATTGAGAGCTTTGCCTGCTTTTTCTCCAAATTTTGCGGCATCCACTTTAGACATTTCTTCACCGAGTCCCTTCACCGCTGGAATTGCTTGCGACAATAATCCCGCAGCAAACGCGGCCATCTTTCCTTTTACCGTATCAATAGTTTCCCCAGCCGTGTCGAATGTTGCGGCGTTGTCGTTCATCACCTGCTCGAGCGAGCCGACTTTCCCGCGAGCGTCGTCTAGATTTCCGCTGAAATCCGAAAAGAGCGGCAAAAGTTTTCCGCCGAGTTTTTCGCCGAAAACCTCGCTGGCCATGGCTGCGCGCTTGGTGGGGTCTTCAATCGCGGCGATGCGATCCGCGAAAGTCTGCATTTCCTCGGTAGGAGTTTTCCCCGCAAGATCAGACATGGAAATCCCGAGGGATCGCATGACCGATGTCTGCTTGTCGCCACCATTGGCGGCGTCCTGCATGAAATTCTGGAGCTTATTGATGACCGTGCCGACTTGTGCGGCCTCGAGCCCAGAGTTCTTAAAGGCCGTCTCGAGCACGAGCAACTTGCCGGCGGCTTCTCCGGTGCGTTGGGACAACTCGTTAAGACGGCCGCCAAGATCGAGCGCATCGGAAAAGCCCTGCATGACCGAACGGGCGGCGTTTAATGCAATGTCGAAAACCTTCTGAAATCCTTGCGCGGCGAGGTTGCCAACCGTGAAAGCGCCCGCAATCTTTGCAAACTCGGCGTCGAAGATATTTCCTATGGATTGAGCCTTGTCCCCGGCGTTGTCGAGTTGCTGTCCGAGGTTTTTGATTTGAGGGGAAGAATCAGAGGCGGCTTGGCCCATGCCTTTGATTCGCTTTTCCATCGACTCGACCTGGCCGACTCGGCGCATGGTCTGCTCGAGCTCTTCCATGCTAAGCTCTCCACTTTTGACCTTGGTCTGAAGAGTCATGACCTCTTCGCGGATCTTCTTGAGCGTTTTTTCAAGCCCTACATCGACCGCGCCGAATTCTACTGAGACATCGGCCATGGCGTTACGCGGCCTCCTGGAGTTTAAGTTTTCTCTTTTTCAAAATCGTCTCCATTTGCTTTTTCATTTTGCCAGCGACGATCGAGAGCCCTTCGAGTTTTTCGGTTTCGCGCAGAACCTTGTCGGAATATCGGCAGGTGTTTGTGATGACGACGGTGGGGGCGAAAATGTTTCCGGTGCGATCTTCGACTCTTCCAAAATTGTAATCACCAAGATGACGCGTAACCCACTTGGGAATTCCTCGCGTCATTGATCCTGAGACGACTTTTTTGAGCTGTTTGGCACAAGCGGCCCAGCCGGATTTGGCTAGGCCGGATTTGGCTTGTTGAGATTTCACATAGTCCGCAAGCGTGCTGTCTGGAACGAAGTATTTATCCACAAATTTCCACCGCCCTATGTCTCGCGTGCGGCTGCCTGCGCTGGACATCCTCCCATTCTGAAATGCTGTCTTGTGGATTTGGCGCAAGGTCGCAGCGGTAGCGCCATCAAGAAAGTGCGCTGTGTCGGTGCCATAGACGGTGCCGTCTTTTTTTACAAAGAGCCGAATGTTCCCTGTTTTATATTTCTCGTAATTTGAGGCGACAAAGTCTGTCAGCGTGGAAAAGATGCCATATCGTTTTTTTCCTCCAAGCAAGTCGCGGGCTATGGCTTTTTCTCCGTCTTTTGTTTCGGTCCCAAAAGGCTGAGTGCGGCGGGCAAATTCGACGCACAGAAGCCGAGCGTTCATGTGGACAGCGTCAGGGATCGTGGTCTCACGAATCGTCGCGTAGTCCTTCATGATTTGTTCGAACTTGAGGTTTTCGAATTTGAACTTGGGCATCTCAGGTGATTTTCGCAAACGCGCTTTCTATTGCCGCGAGGGAGTCAAAATCCGCGTTCGGGTTGCGGCGAAGATATAGGCGAGGAACGCCATGCTGGAATGAATCGGCGTCCAGGATTTGGAGCCCGGCAGCAAAGGGGACTTCCCACATGCAGGCGTGAAACCCCCAACCGGTGATGCTTGCGAGGCGGTAGACATAGGATGCAAGCCAGTTGGGGGAGGCTACTCCCCCGAGGTTGGGGCTCCTGTGGAGGGGTGTTTGGCCTTGGTCTCGGCGGCGTTGACGCGATCCCAGGCGGCGGAGACGAGCTTGCTGAGTTCGTTCTGGTCGTCGAGGTCGGCGATGTTCTCGAGCTGCCAGCGGCGGACGGCGCGGTTGAATTCCTCGGGGTCGGAGTCCACGGCGAGGACATCCTCGAGCGGCGCGGTGTGGACGAATGCGAAGGCGGCGACGAACCAGAACTCATCGCGCTTCTCGAGGAGGTTCGAGCGGATGATGGAGATGGTGCCGGGGACGCATGGGCGGAGCTTGAACTTGCCTTTGCGCTTCACGCCGTCGCGCATGGCCTGCTCGCGCAAGACTTCGTCGTCGGTGAGGAGGTCGGTGTCGGTGGTGGTGGGTTGGGTTTGTTTTTTCATGGTTTTTTGTTTCTAAAAAAGTTTGGAGAATTTGCGGCGGGTTTCTTCGTCGGCGTTCTCGGAGAGGTAGAGGATTTTTCCGTTGCGCTTCAGCTCGAGGACGCGAGGGGTGCTTTTGTGGACATCGATCCAAGTCTCTCGATTCACGAATCCGGCGCGGATGTAATTGACCGGATGCTCGGGGTCGGACTCTTCGAGTTCGGCGTGGCCTTTGGTCATCCAAAAGATGACCTTCGAGGCGCGGAGGCCGTTCGGGCCGTGCTCCTCGAACCAGAATGAAGATGTTTCCTTGCCGTCCTCGCGGTGGACTCGCACGCATGGCGAGGATTCTTTGTGCTTGAAGCCGAGCGTGGTGAGGGCCGCAGCGGCTTTGATGTTCTGCGTGTAGGTGTATTTTTCCATGGCTATTGTCTCGTAAAAAATCGGCTCCCTATTGTGCCGGGGAGCCGGTCGGCGGGCGTGGGGGGCTAGGTGAGGACGGCGTCGTATTGCGTCATTGAAATGTCCACGGAAGCGAAGCCTTCGGCGGTGAGGTTTTGAGTCACACTGTCCACGAGGATCGTGCCACCGAGAGCTCCTGCGCCGGTATTCACGAGAGCGGTGATCTTGTCGCCGACATTAGGGATGGTGGTGCCGATGCCATTGATCGAAATCGTGGCTTTCTTCCCGTAGCGGTGGGTGTGGACGAGGTCGCCATTGGTGTCGAAAACCTCGGCTTTGTCGGAGGTGACATCGTAACTGAAGGATTGGATAAGGATACCGAGGCCGGCCTCATCTTGGATTCCGAAATCAGCATCGATTCCGCTAGCGGCGTAGAATTGTGCAGGCATAAAAAATTAGTCTTCGGTGGCTGTGATTTGGAATTCCGCGAATCCGTCGATGGATCGCGAGGTGGAGATTTGGTCGATCGTAAAGGATCCAGAGACGCCCGGCATGCTGCCGAGAGCTCCGCCGACAGCGAGAGAGCCTGCATCCCCGACGCCGGAGATGGAGACCTCGCGCTTAAATTTGTTGTAGCCGACAGCGGCATATTCGCCGTCCGCGCCACGGAGTTCTTGTTTGCTGGAGGTGTCGGAGATCGTGACCGCATTGACGATCATCGTTCCTGCGTTTCCGCCTGTGATTCCGAATGTGTAGGTTGCTGGCATGGGTGGTGGATTTCTTTGAGGGTGGGGCTGTCAAATTTCAGCGATGCCGAGGACGAGGGTGGCGGTGCAGATCCAGCGTGAATCGGACTGGGATTCCGTGAGGCCGGTCAAAACCGCGCCGGCAAATGCGATGCCCTCGAAGTGCGTGGCGAGGGATGAGAGATTGCGGAGGGCCGTGCGGAGTGCGGAAGTGAGCTGCTGGTGCTGATCGATCTCCAGGTGCGACGGAGTAGCGAGGACGATGGAGGCCGTGGCGCGGGAGAGCGTGCCGCCGATGATCTCGACATTCTCGCACCCGGCAAAAAGGACGGAGCAGTCGGCTGGGATCGTCTCGGCGCTCTGGCCGGTGTGGACTGGGATGCCGTCAAAGGCGGGCTGGCTGCGGAGCCACGCGGCGAGGGAGGACTCGACGGGGAGGTTCACGCGGCACCTCCTGGCGACATGGTGGCGAGGTATTCGCCGGGGGCGTGGGTCTCGGAGATCTGCGAGAGGAAATAGGTCTTGGCTCTGAAGGTGACGGCTTCGCCTCGGCGCGGTGGGCTTTGCAGGTCGGCGGCGAGGAATCGGATCGAGAACTCGCCGCCTTGGCGGAGGCCGCCGGTCTCGAGGTCGAGGCCGATGGAGACGGGGGCGAGGCAGACGCGGATCTCAGCCTGGCGAAATTTTACGGGCGTGCCGTGGGCGCTTTGGCGCAGTTGCGCGGAGCGGATGGCGAGGGCGTTGCGAGCGGTGGGCGACACGAACCTCGCGGCGTGTCAAAAGATTTGCTCTCACGGAGGCGCGGAGACACGGAGGGGAAAAAAGAAAAGCCCCCGCCGGAGTGAGACGGCGAGGGCTTTTGCGGGCGAGGAGCGCGGTGCGGGCGCGCTTGCGGGAATTACTTTTTTTTCTTTGGTGACTCTTCGGCTTCCACCTCAACGGCGGGAGCTGGCTTGGCTTTGCAGATGTGGCGCTTGAGCGTGTCGCCGAGGGAGACGACGAGCGTCTCGTCTGCGGTCAACTCGCCGGCGACCTGCTTGGCTTTGAAGGCTGCGAGCTGGTCGGCGAGCGGGACACTCGGAAGGCTTTCGACCTTCCAAGTGTTGCCGGTGCGAGTGAGCGTGATTGCTAGGCGCATCAGGATTAAGCCGAGACGATGCGCTTGAGGGCGGCGGCGTGGCCGAGGGCGTAGCCGTAGTTGACCTCGAGGACTTGCTTCTCGGTGTCGGTGTCAGGGTCGGCCCATGCGCGGTATTCGATGGTGAGGCCGGTCTCGGGATCGACGGCGGTCTCGTAGCTGGTGAGGTGGTTGAGCACGCCGGGTGATGGCTGGATGGGCGAGAAGGCGACCAAGATCGACTCGGGGAGTGCGACCATGCCGACGAGGTTTTCGCTGTTGCCGGGGATCAGGTTGGTTCCGATAACATCGAATCCAGCGATCTGTGGCAGGCGGCCGTTTTGGATGGCCGATGCGCTGCCGACTGCGGCGGCGTTCTTGATTCCGGCGTCCTTGAGGAGCGCGCCTTCATAGGAGTTATCGAGGATCATCACGCGGCTGGACTTGCTCCATTTGGCTTGGTCGAGCGCGGTCTTGATGGTGATGAGGTCATCGGAATCGAATGCGGAGGCCGCGCCGGTGTGGATCGCCGCTCCGTAGTTGGAGGCAGTGACGATCGAGAGGATGTCACGGAGGATGTCCTCGGCGAGTTTGCGGCCCTTCAAGAATCCGAGTTGCTCAGGATTGAAGTAAGGCTGGCGGGCGAGTTCCGAGCTGGTGAAGCTCAAGGCTTGATACTTGCGCTTGTTGACCGTGATCTCGCGGGAGTTGATCGCGTTCGTGTCGCCGAAAGCGTAGGTGCCGTTGAAGTCGCTCGTCGCGTCAGTGGCGAGAGGGAAAAACGGAACGCTGATTTTGTCGGTGCCTTGCAGCGGAACGCTGTTGAAGACAGTCGAAAAAGAGTTGATCGGGAGAAGTGCCTCGCGGAGCGCGATGAGAGCGCTGTCGAGGACGACATTCAGTTTGAGTTCGGAGCTGATGGTAGTTGCCATTTTAGTGGGTGGTTTGGATTAGGTGGTGGTTGGGTTCGGTGATTAGTGAGGTGTCAAACGCCGTGCAGTCTCGAGTGGGCTTCGAGGGCTTTGCGGTTGGCGCGGAAGATTCGGGTTTTGTCGGCTCCGGTTGCGCTTTTCCATTGGTCGTAAATCGATCCGGAGTCTTGCACTTGGTCGACGGCGGGGACGACGCGGGCGGGCGAGAGGCCGAGGGAACGCTCGAGGCGGTCGAGGTCTTCGCACTTGGTGGCGAGTTCGCTTTTCACGAGTTCGAGTTTCGACTCAACGGCTTTGGCGTGAGCTTCGGCGGCTTCGGCGCGGGCGATGACTTCGTTGTATTTGGCGAGGATCGCGTCGGCTGCGGTGGCGCGAGCTTGTGGTTCGGCGGGAGCGGGTTGCTCTGGCTCGGGTGTTGGCTCGACGGAATCGGCAGGAACGGCGACCTCTTCGACGATTTCGGGGGCGGGAGTTTCGACAACTTCGGGAGCGGATTCGCTGACGACGGTGTCGAGGACTTCGGGAGCGGTGGGCTCTTGGGTTTCAGGCTGCTGGGTCATGCCTGCGGCGAACTTGTCAAATCGGGCGCGGAGTTGGGCGGGGGTCGCAGTGGCTGCGGCGGCGACGCCTTCCTCGATGGCATCGGCGAATCCGAGGGCCACGGCTTCGACGGCGTCGAGCCATGTTTCGGCGTCCATCATTGCGCCGATCTCCTCGGCATTGATGCCGGTCTTGCGGACATAGGCGTTGCGGAGATTGACTTTGAGTTTGTCGAGGAGGTCGGCTTCTTTGCGGAGGTCTTTGCTCTCGCCCATGCTGACGGTCCACGGGTTGTGGATCATCAAGAGGGCGTTGTCCGCCATGTAAACGGGAGCGCCTGCCATGGCGATGACCGAGGCCATCGAGGCGGCCATGGCGTCGATGTGGACGGTCAAGCCGCCTTCGTGGCGGCGGAGGGCGTTGTAGATGGCCGTGCCTTCGATGACGCTGCCGCCCGGAGAATTGATGCGGAGGTGGATGTGTTGGCCGGAGAGTTTGCCGAGGTCAGCGAGGAACTCTTTCGAGCCTGCGCCAAAAGCACCGATCTCGTCGTAGAGAGTGACGGTGGTTTCGTTGTCTGCGGTTTTTTCCAGAGCATAAAATTTCGGGGTGGATGTGGGTGTGGTCATGGTTGTGCGGGTGGTTGAATCGGTTGCTCGTCGTCATCCGGCTCGGCGGGTTGTTGCGCGGCGATGCCGTTGCGGAGGGAGTTGGGGAAGACCTGCGAAACATCGAGGCCGAGGGCGTCGCACTTGGCTTTGCGGCGGAGGTAGGTGTCGATGACATCGTCCTCCTCCTCGGTGGCTCGGAGGCCGAGCATGTTGTAGTAGCGGGTTGGGGAGAGGTGGCCTTTGTCGAGCTGCTCGCTGTAAGCGCGGGCGTCGCGGCCGCTGTCCACGGTGATCTTGCGGGGGGCGAGCCATTCGTGGCGCCACCAATCGTCGCCGGGGTATTCGAGGCGTCCGGCCTGCATTTCATGCCAGAGCCAGTATTTGTAAAACGGCCTGCAAAACTGATCGATGACCTGCTGCTGAAGGCGCTCGAGGAAATTTTGGGTGACTTCCAAAACGGCGCGTTGCTCGGTGCCTGCGAGGCCGACATTGACCATCATGGCTTCGGGCGGGAGGCCGATGGCGAAGGCGACATCGGAGCGGAGGGCGCGCATGACGGCTTCGTAGGTCTGGCCGGGGATGTCGTTCTTGAAGGCTTCGAGCTTTTCGCCTGGCTTGAGGCGTGGGAGGAGGATGCCGTTCGGGAGGTCGCTGGTGGTCAGGTCGCCGACTTCGTTGCTGGTGGTCTTCATGCCAGCGCCAAGGCCGATCTTGGCGACTTCGGTGGATGTCACCATGTAGCCGATCTGAGCGCCGGCCTTATACGCGCCCTTCACATATCCGTTGATCTCGGAGATGTCGCGGAGGTTGGCGGCGGCGGAGTGAAACCACGAGACGCCACGGGGTTGGCCTTGGCGGCGGATGTGGCGGAAATGGAGGATGTCTTCGGCGGGGACGCGGAGGCCGTCTTCGCTGTTGAGCGTGTAGGCTACGGGAGCGCCGAAGCGGTCGAGGATGACGCCATCGTGCGAATCGGTGGCGAAGGATCCGGCTCCGCCGATGGACTCGCCGCCGAGGAAGCGAACGCGGGCCGCGCCTTCTTTGGTCTGGAGGAATTGCGCGAAGAAGTCGCCGTCGATGGCGACTTGGCGGAGGATGAGACTTTGGGCGGTATAAAAATTGACCTGTGCGCCGGCGTCGAAGGCCCAGGCTTCGGCGCAGTTGCGGTCTTCAAAATACTGATCGACTTTTTTGTTCCACTCGGTGTTCGAGGTTTTGGGTTGAACGACGATGCCGGTTCCGATGGCGCGCTGGGCGAGGTGCTCAACGATGTAGGTGGCTTGCGGCGCGTTGTTGTAGAGCCAGCGCGAAACCTTGAGGATTTCAAGTCGGCTGTGTGCCGTGAGTTCGCGCTTTGGGTCGGTCGTCGGAACCCAAATCAAGCCACGGTTTAGAGAGGGCTGGGCGGCTTCAAACGCGGCGGCTTTGGCGTCGAGCTTGCGGGGGCGGCCTGCTCCGGGGCGGGTTCCTCCCCAACTTGATTTTTTTGATTTCGCGGACACGCCCGAGGGCGCGTGTCAAATCATCGTGCCGTAGCGGGAGCGGTCGGCGATGTTGAAAAGTTGGCGGCCGTTCGGGCCTTCAGCGAGGATTTCTTCGAGGGCTTGGAGAAGGAGCCATTTTGGAAACGAGACCTGTCCGCTCGAGGCGGTGCCGTCGCCGCTGATGCTGGTGATGACGACCTCTTCGGAGGCGGAGAGAAAAGCCGCGTCGGCGAGTGCTTGGAGTTCGGCGGTGTTCTTGGTTCGGCGGAGGTAGGATTTAACGCCGCTGATTTTGTCGAGATCGGTCACGCCTCGGCGGGCGTGTCAAAGACTAGGATTTAACCACAGAGAGCACAGAGGACACAGAGGGGGAAAAGAAAAACCCGCCTTGGTGCGCTTCCGTGGAGAGGCGTGGCGGGTGTTGTTGAGGATCAGGCGGGAGTCAAAGAGGGATGAGGTGGATTTTGTTCGCTTTGAACTCCATGGCGAGTTCGTATTTTTGTCCGCCGCCGCTGTCTGGGAGTATCGACTCGATGTATTTCCCGCGTGACTGATCGCCTCGGGCGCGGTCGAGCTTGTCCCAACTTTCCGGCTGCATGGAGACGGAGCGCGTGACGGCGGTTCGGCCTTTGCCGGAGCCGAGCTTTCGGCCCGATCCTTTGCGCGGGCCGCCGTGGGTGGCGGGCTTTTTGCTCATGGTCTTGGGTAGTAGCTGGTGGGCGTGTCCACTTGGGTGAGGGGTGGATTCCTTTGCAGGATTTCGGCGGCCTGCGCGGGGGTGATTTCTTTTGAGACGACGGCTCGTGTGCCGATGGTTTTGAATTTGATTTCGGTTTTCATTTTGCTGATTTTTTTGAGGGCGTTGGTTGTTGTCTGCGCCATTCTTTGTAGGCTGCAGCATTGGCTTCGCGTTGCGTGTGAAACGGGCCAAAGTCTTCGCGCAAGGTGTTTTCTTGATGAATCGAGACAAAGATGCCTTTGGATGTTGGATATGTGTGGTAGTCGTGGCGATTGGTCATTGTTTTCATAATTTAATTTTTCGGTTTTTGGTTGGGTTGGTCAAGAGTAACGCGGGGATCGAACCCGCGCCGGGTGGGTTAGGCGAGGATTGCAGAGAGTGCGCGAATAATTCGCTCAATTAAAAACATGGAAAGCGGAGATAATATCGGGCCTAAAAAGCATCCGAGCCCATAAAATGCCAAGTCTCTAAAGCTCATTTTACCTCCTCTTCTTGATGACGAGCGGCGAAGTGCTCAGCGGCGGTTTTATTTCCTGCCGCGAGTGCCATGAAGTAACCGGCAGCGAGAACGCGAAGGGTTAATTCTTTTCCGGAGAATCCTTGAGCGGCGAATTTTTCAGTGAGGGATTGAGCGATTTTGGAGTTCATTTTTTGTCGTTGGTTTTTGGTTTGGTTCGTCAGGGGTTGTTCCCTTTCGATGATCAAACCCTAATCGCGCTCTTGGTTTTCGTCAACAACTTTTTTCAAGAAAATGAAAATAATTTTGGAGGGCCGGGGAGCCGCTTAAAACCTAGCGCGGCGGGCGGGTCAAAGAATCAGCGATTTAACCACAGAGTTTTTTTCATTTGAATTCGATGGCTCCGGCTTTGCGCAGTTGTTGAGCGCAGGCGTAGTTGAGGCGAACCGAGTCGGCGAAGTGGTCACCTGCCACCGATCGCCATTCTTTCCGGCCTTTTTTGCTGACGATGATTTTTTGA